CCCACCTTTTACTACAAGAAAGAGATGCAGCTGCCGATTAAGGGAATCAAGTCCGGCAAGACCAGAATCAGAGACTGCTTCGTGTATATCATGCACGAGGAGCGCAGCATTGGCATTCCGTCATACGCCTATGTGAGCATCTGCCTGGAAGGATACATCAGATTTGGCTTTGATGAACATTTTCTTGCAGAAGCACAGATAAAATCAGAGGAGGCATTTGCACATGAAAAAAAGAGAAGCCGCTGAAACCAGAATCTGCCCACGTTGTGGCAAAGCCTACAGCGATACACCTGCACTTTCAAGAGCGGATAATAAAAGCCTTATCTGCCCGGATTGCGGCACCAGAGAAGCCTTGGAGAGCATCGGCGTAAAGCCCTCCGAGCAGGAAGAAATCCTTGAGACTATCCATAGGTCTATGCAGTCATAAAATGCACAGTTTTTCCGTAAATGATTGTGCAGTATATGCTCCGAAATGAGTTGCTATTATGTGCTTTTAGAGCGAATATGTACATACCGAAAGGGAAATCAAAACAAAAACGGAGGAAACGAACATGAAGAAAATCACAAAGAAAGCAATCAAGAAACTGGCAAAGAAATACGGCATGGATGCCATAGACATTCAGGACCAGGTCACAGACATGGAAAGCGATGGCATTCTGGTAACCGCAGAACTTATCGAAGACATGATTTGCAATCAGGATTTTTAAGGAGGGCGAAGATTATGTGGAGCGAAGGAACGATTGGAATTCCGGCAACGGACAAGAAATACACGGCGGTTCATTACTGGGTCAAGCATTACGAAGAGCCGAGTGAAGAGTATGGCATCAACGGAGGAAAGATTTCCAAGCTGATGCTTAAGGCAGGCGGCGAGGTCATCTGCAACTATGACAGGGGGTGGAACATCGAACCAACCTGCGAGGCAGCCGAACTTGCACTTGCCATCCTTTTGAAAAGTCACAACTAAGAAAACAATACCGCAAAGGACGGTCCCGGAAGGGGCTGTTCCTCGTACAGTCGCTATCACAGGCGGCTATTTTATGCCATTTGGAGGTGAGAACATGGATGAGCGTTTGAAAGAAAGACATTGTCTTCCCTATGATGCAATGGTTCCTGATCCTTCGTGGCTTGGAGAAACAGATACAGAAACGGAGGTGGCAGAGAATGAGGAAACTGAAGAAATACAAACCGACAAAATTCAAGGCGAAGGACTCGGTCTATAGTGAAGAAATGGCGGACTACGCTGTGGATTTTATTGAGGCTCTGTGCCACACAAAAGGTACATGGGCAGGAAAGCCGTTTGAACTGATTGATTGGCAGGAGCAGATTATTCGTGACATCTTCGGAACAATCAAGCCGAATGGATACCGCCAGTTCAATACCGCTTATATCGAAATCCCAAAGAAACAGGGTAAATCAGAACTTGCCGCTGCGGTGGCCTTGCTTCTGACCTGTGGGGATGGAGAAGAACGAGCCGAAGTATACGGCTGTGCCGCTGACCGCCAACAGGCAACCATTGTGTTTGATGTGGCTGCCGATATGGTGCGTATGTGTCCGGCGCTAAATAAGAGAGTCAAAATCCTGGCTTCACAGAAGAGAATCATCTATCAGCCGACCAACAGCTTCTATCAAGTGCTGTCGGCGGAGGCTTATTCCAAGCATGGTTTCAATATCCACGGAGTAGTGTTTGATGAGCTGCATACCCAGCCGAACCGGAAATTGTTTGATGTTATGACCAAGGGTTCCGGCGATGCACGAATGCAGCCGTTATATTTCCTTATCACAACAGCCGGGACGGATACCAACAGCATCTGCTATGAGACGCACCAGAAAGCCAAAGACATCCTGGAAGGTCGGAAACATGACGCTACCTTTTATCCTGTGATTTATGGAGCGAATGAATCAGACGATTGGACTGACCCAAAAGTGTGGAAGAAAGCAAATCCGTCACTGGATATTACAGTGGGCATCGATAAGGTCAAGGCTGCCTGTGAATCCGCAAAGCAGAACCCCGGAGAGGAGAACTCCTTTAGGCAGTTAAGGCTCAATCAGTGGGTTAAGCAGGCTATCCGATGGATGCCAATGGATAAGTGGGATAAATGTGCGTTTCCTGCCCGTGCAGAGGACTTAGAAGGGCGTGTCTGCTATGGCGGTCTTGACCTTTCATCCACAACGGATATCACGGCATTCGTCCTGGTGTTCCCGCCGGAGGATGAGGATGACAAATACAGCATCCTTCCATTTTTCTGGGTGCCGGAGGATACTCTCGATTTGCGAGTCAAGCGAGATCATGTCCCCTATGATGTGTGGGAGCGGCAGGGGGTGTTTCGGAGCACCGGAGGAAAAAGATGTTGT